GTGTCTATCCAAAATTGTCCAGCATATTGAGTTGTCGGTGCTGATGTGCCAGAGTTATTTGATGCTATTGCTGATAATACGTTATTAATATCAGCCCTTGTGTTTGGAAAAGTTTGATTTGAAATTATATAATCGTGCTGTGCCATAAAATTAATCTTATATCATAATTATTGTTGTTGTCCAATTCCGATTGCTTGGTAATCGAAAGTCCTGTCGATAGTATTACCACCACTATCAAAAAATTCAATATTAAAGTTGCTAGTCGATTTTGAGTTAATTGTGAAGTAATCTCCAGTTGCCATGTTTTGACCTATAACAGTTAAAGATGGTGTTTGGTAGAATGGCGAACTAAAGGTTATAACTTTACCAGCAACATCAGTTCCACTAGATATATTATCTCCAGTTTCAGTTCTTTTTGGTAAATTTAATTTTAGTGATAATGCAGAAACTTGTGGGCTTTCTTGTGTATTTGTAGATGTAAGTTTTAATCTAAATTTAACTGCTCTTGCCACATAATCTCCAGCTTTAAAATCTTGGTATGCAGTATAATCTACAGCATTTTGAGAAGTGGATATTTGAAGAATAGCATTTGTATCTACTGAAGCATTTTCTCCACCATCAAATAAACCCTGTCTTTCATCAAACAATCCTGAAGCTGAATCAAAGTTATCTACGAAGTTAATGTTATTAACAATTAAATCATTTATTAAAACTGTAAATTTTAAAACATTAGTAAAATCAAATGAGTTTGCAAAATCATATGTACCAGATGAAACTATATTACCAGCACCCCCATCAAAGAAACCTACTCCATCATCAAAGTCCCCAGATAAATCATCAAAGTTAATTGATGTATCTAATTGAATATTACTATCTACTTTAACTACATTAGATTTAGTTCCAGTAAAATTAGGGTCTTCAGTTAAAGTTTGTACTGTTTCAATTCTTTCTCCTAATATTTGAGTTGCAATAGATTGACTTGCATAATTAGTTGATCTGATTCCAAATTTATCTACAGCTTTTATAAAAAATTTACCTTTAGCAACATAAGGTGTAACTACAGAAGTTGCTGGTCTTCCTATTCTTGGAACTAGAACAACTGTATCTGCATAATTTGTTTTTGTTGTATCGGAACTATATCTGATTTCGTAATAATCCAAATCTAAATTAGTTACAGGGTCAAACGTATGATGAAGTTTATCGCCAACTACATCTATAGAATAATTTTGCACATCTTGTGGTGGGTCGAACGCAGAGTTAACTTCATGCTGTGTTGTTTCATATGCAGATTTAGAACCAATAGAATTTATGGCTCTTGCTCGAATGTTATAAGTAGTTCCTTCTTTAACAGGATATTTTTCTATAATTTTATTTGAACCTCTACGCATCAATCTATATTCTGTTGCATTAGATTCTTTGTATTCAACTTCAAATTCATTTACGAATTTATCTGTGCTAACAATTGTAACTATTAATTTAGAAACTACTGAACCATCAAATAATTCAAACAATTCATCTGTTATTATTAATGATGGTTTTTCTACACTAAATGGATTAGGTAAATTAGTTGTAGGAACTACAGCTTGTTGTGATTTTTCTGACCAAGTATAAAAAGCATCTGAATGTTCAATTAAAGATAATCCCATTGTAAAATCTTGATTAAAAGTTGCACCAACAACTCTAAAAGGTTTAGCAACATATCCTAAAGAACTATGAGTAATATTAACTATATCGCCAATCGCTAAATCGTATGCTTTAGCACTTGCACTAATAGACATAGTTTTAGATGTTCTTGATCTTCTTAAAATAATTTCTGCCATTTCTTCAGCTTGATATGGAGAAGTTAAAGTTTTAAAATCAAATCTACCCTCTAATAAAAAGCCACCATCTTCAGCTTTCATAGTTTCATGTTTATCTTCATTTGCTAATCCTGTTTCATCTAATGGTGGATATTGTACTTGATCGACTTGATAATTTCTTTCTGGGTTTATAAAACTACAAATAACACGATTGTATTTTGTATTTTTTTCTTCACTTGCTAATTTTAATCCACCAAAAATATCATCTTCAGTTAATGTAATAGTTGCACTACCAGTTGCTTCAATAATTAATTTATATTTACCAGCAGTATAAGGTAAATAGCCTCGACAACCTTTAATTAAATCTCTAACATTATCTATAACTTTTTTTGATGTATCTATTACAGCATTACAATCGAATAAATTAATATCACTTGCACCAGAATAAGGTGTTACTTGAGTTTCACAAATTAAAGAAGCATCATAGAAACTTTGTAAATCCATATCTGCAACTGATAATCCTTTTCCATATCTTGCATTAGTTAGATAGTCTAATAAACACCAAGATGGATTTGTAGAATATGATGCTGATTGTTCTTCTAAACTCGCATTATAAGTTTTAATTTTTCTTCCTTTTATTTTAGCTTGTACTTTTGGTATTCCAGCAAAAGCATCAGGATTCCAAGTAAATCTTATTGCTAAATAACATAAACCAGATAATTTATGAGTACTACCCCAATCCTCTAAAGTTGATAATAATGATGATGCTGATTGTCCATCAGTTCCATAATGTGGTTCTAATCTAATCAAACTTTCAGCAGTTGAATCTTGTACTGTTGGGTCAGCTTTATAAAAATTAGTATCTGCACTACTTACTTCTATTGCTGTTCCAGATGCAACATTTGAAAGACTAAGTGCTGGTGCTGTGTTAAAATTAACTACTTTATCATCAACTAATATTTCTTCTATTGAATTGATTTCTCCCTCTGACATTACTAAAGCGACATATAGATATTTATTATCTGTTCCACTTGAAGAAATAAAAACTCTAGTTCCACCAACTAATCGTTCTCCATAAATAACAGGAATAGATGCGTCATTAGATTGTTTATTTAATAATATACCTCTTTCAGTATCATCAAAATCAGATGTTCCAAAGTCAGGGATTTCTACATCAGGTACAATCCAACCTATAACTGAATCTACAACATCAGTTACAACATCAACTATATCATCTATTATATCAGGTACATCACACATAATTATAATTCTTTTCTAAAAACATTTCCTACATTTTCAAATTTCATAAAATTATAAAGTTTAGCAACTTTTTCTTTTTCTATACCAACACTAGATGCTGGTCTAAATTCTTTAGCACCTTTTTCTTTAGCCCAATCTGTAGCCATATTAATTAATCGAATAGGAACTTTAATGCTTTTTCTTTTATAAGGGTCAACAAATAACATAAGATCATGACAAAAAACATCATCACTAAAAAAATAACTTCTTAAATAAACAATCATCATACCTATTATTTCATTGTTTTCTTCAGCAACAAAACCCATAGCTATATCTGGTTTATCAATTAGTTTATCTCCCATTTTTTCTAACTTTGTTTTACTAAATGATAAGTTCTTATACGCACCCTCTTTCCACATCTTCTCGCCAAGTTCTATCATTTGTGGAAAATCTTTTCTTTGCCATTGTCTTATAATCATTCTCTACCCCATTTTATATCTTGTACTGTTTGTGAACTAAATTCCATTCCTTGATCTCCTGAAAAAAATCTTTGTTGTGATGTTGGATTAGTTTTTCTCCCTGATATTTTTTCAAAGTCAGCCCAATGAGATACAATTGTAAATATAATATCAGTTTCACTATCATTTTCTGTAATTTCAAATTTATCTATTTGACCATCATATAAAAGAAAAGGGTCAGCAATTAATGAATTATTATCATCTAAAAAACCTCTATAAATTGTGACAGGGTCATTAATAACATTTTCATTTAATACTATTGAAATATAAGTTTGATCTACTCCTGATAAACCTACTCTTAATGATGATTTAGTAATACCAACTTCTTCAGAAAATTGTGATAAACCTTTTACAAAAGCTGATGGTGTATAAGTTGTAGATGTTCCTGAAACAGAACTGGTTAAAGCAAAAGAACAATTAGTTAAATTTGCTGGTGTTGAAAATCCAAAAGTAAATAAATGAACTGGTCGTAATACATAAGTTGCCAATTCATTCTTTAGTGCCGTAGTTAAGTTTCTCGTCATATTTTTCGTAAGTTGTTCTTAATACTTTCTCGCTATCTTTTACCATAACAAAACTAAAACTTCCATTAGGAATAGTATTATATTTTAAATCATTTTTAGTTTGATCTAATTCAGTTTCATCTACTACTTTTTCAGCGATAAAATCAGCAGTGACCCAATGTTTCACTAAATATTTTGTCATCTATAATGCTTCTTCAACATCTAACTCAAATTTATATAATACATTACCATCTTTGTCAGAACCTATAGCACCAAATTCTTGCATTTCATTTACTAAATAAACTGTAAATGGAACATTGTCATAACTTATATCTGAACTAGAAACAGCTTCTCTTAAAGGTGGTTCAATAGTTAATGTTCCAGTTGAAATATCTGATTGATCTTCAACAACCATATAAACTTTATCATGGTTTGCAAATTTAATATAATCTCCAGCTTTTAATGTGCCAGTTCCTGAACCACCTAGTGTAATTGATGTAGCACCAGCAGATGCAGTACCATTAGGTGTGCCACTTGCTGTTCCTCTAGCATTAGAAATTTCTGGTGGTACTATTGTAAAATTTTCTTTACCTGATCTTTGCTTAACAATAAATGCCATAAGTTCGCCATAAACATCAGATCGTTTTCCAGTTATAATATTAGCAGTAAATGACCATCTTTGACCATCTATTTGTCTTGCAAGTTTTTTACCACTTGCAGATTTAGAAATTAAAGTTTTTTGAATAGATTTAATTCCTAAAGTTTGAAATTGAGAATTAGATATTGGAAATACACCAGCCATTATATGATTGCCTCTCTACCACGTTCATTAACAGATTCATTAATAATTCTTGATATAGTTCCTCGTCTTGAAACTAATAATTCATCAAATCCTCTAGCATC